TGTGGCCATACAAAGCGCACTTTAAATCATAAGTTAATGCAAAAGCCATGTCCATTCCACAGCCACCAATCTTGATTAAGCCGCGCTCGTCTAAAGACTCAAGACCAGCTTGTTTTAAATACTGGTTGAGCTTGATCAATTGAGGAGATTTCTTTTCAACAAACTTAACGTTGCCTTGTTTATCAGTTTTATATGAGCCCGATTTAATTCTTGCAATTACATAAAGAGACATTTTGCGAGACATCCCACTTTCCGAAACTGAGTGAATATTAACTAAAAGTTCGCTGTCTTTTTTAACTACGCTTTTAAGAAATTTGATTGCGTCTTTTTGCGCTTGAGTTGTTTTATTTTTCATTTTTAAGTCCTCGTTTGTTTTGTTAATACTAAAGACAGTTAGAAATCATGATTCCGATAATCGCAAAGCTTGTAAGAGTGATTAAGCAAGCCATAATTGTTTGTTCTGCATGTGACATATTTTATCTCGTTTTTGTTTTTATTATTTAAATCGAATTCGTTTTCGATGCGTTCACTATAACACACTTGTTTTTATTGTGTCAATATTATTTCTACATTTTATCTAATTTATTTCTAGTTTAATTTCACCTAGAGCCACAAGGGCAAAATAAAAGTCAACAGAAATATTTACAATTTTGTTAAATTATTTTTTAAGGTAAATTTAGTTTCTTTTTCTTTTACGCCAGATTTAGCAAGAGGTCTTTTTAACTTCATTTTTTTACAATATTTAGTGACGTGATAATAGAGCCCGACGTGCGACATTTTAGGCTCTATATTCTTCGCCATTTCGCGATAGGAAATTCCAGTCTCTATCATTATTTTGTAGATATCGCCTATGAACATTGTTCTACCTCGCAATGTTCACCGCATTTGCTGCAAATATCAGTGTTTTCGATTATTGAAGCTTCGCAGCAGTTGCTCAGATATGATTTAGCAGCTTCTGCCGTTAAAAACTTTGCTTGCTTAGTCATTCTCTACCTCTTTTATATTACCAGAACCTATAATCCTGTGTTTCTTATTTACTAAATCTTCAACAATTATCCATCCTTTATCCATAAATTGTAAGACCTCGTAAGTTTTGCTATCAGACTTCAATTTTACCCGATCCCCTATTTTAAGGGGATTAGGTTTTTGCATATATTGCTCTAAATACTTTTCTCTAGTCATTCTCTACCTCTGGCTCAAAAAATTGTTTATCTCCCCTCAAAATAATCTGGCAACTATTGCCTACTTTTTGGCAAATATCGCTAGTTGTTTTTCGGAAAATATGCTCTGATTGAAGTGCAACATAAATTTTATTTTTATCAGGATATTTCGCACAAGCTATATAATAATCAAAATCAAGCAATTCTTTTGTGCTAAGTGACTCGGAAATATCTGTTTTATAATCAATAGCTTCAAATTCCATTCCCTGATATTCAGCCATATATGCAGCTTTAATCGGGCAAGTGTAATAATATCTAGCCATTTTAATCAATCCTCACAAAATCAATTTCGTTTTCTTCCATGAATTTCAACAATTCTTTGGCAAGGATTACAGTTTGTTTTGCTTCCTCTTCGTCAAACTGCTCTTGAACATCAATTACTTGATCTAGGTGGCTCTTAAAGATTTTCACGCTGGTTTTGTCGCCTTCTTCATTATAATTGACAATGCAGTAGTCGCAATCATAGGCATATTGTAGGACTTCTTCAAATTTTAGAAGCTCTGTTGATTCTATATATTTTCTGATTTTCATAATTTAGTTTTTGATAAAATGTTTAATAAATTCCGCTTCGCTCATATTGCCAATATCTAAGCGCGTTCCGTTGCTCGCTGTTGCATAGCAAGCATAAACTGCAACCTCTTTGCCGGCAAATCTGCAAAACTTATGGGTATAAGGTTCACCGACAAGAAAGGCATTAAAACCTTTCCCTTTCTCGTAGTTGGTTATTTGTGGAGGCAAGCAACCAAGCATTTCTTGAAAATGTTCCTCGCTTGTTGTTTTGTTTCCCAATTCTAGTAATAAATCTGCAAAATTTTCTTTGTTTTCCTTCATATTGTTTAAATTTAATGGTTTGAAAAAGATTTGTTTTGAATAACTTTCCCGTTGTCATCATAGACTAATTGCCAAGCGATTTTACCGTTTTCGTTGTATTTTATGCTTTTGTTTAGCCTTATAAAATGCTGTCCAAATTCATTTTTGATTGAGTTGTTTATTCTTGGGTCGCTTTCAGAAATAAATAAAATCGTTTCTTCATATCTTTTAACGCCGTTTTTATCAAAAGTTTCGTGTAATTCTGGTAAGGTATTATGGATTGACATGATTTTAATTAATTAAAGTTAAAAAATATTTCTTTCTAAAAAAGTAACCGATTGGTTTTAAAACTTTTCTTTTTACTGCTTTTGTGATTGCTGAATCTGATTTTAAAATGGCGCAATCTAATTTTAGTAAGAGTTTGTAAATTCTTTTCATAATTACCCCCTCAAACAATATTGTTCAGCTTCATCAAAGAAACTAAAACTCTCGCAACGCCCAATGTTATCGTGGCTAGTTTGAAACTCGTTAAATAGAGGATTATATCTGATTTTGTAGCCATTGATTAGTAAGCTAGTTTTACCACTAGAAAGCTTTTTAAGAACATCAAAATCACGAGGGAAAAGACCTAATTGGAATTGGTCGATTAGTTTAGACCAAACAGGAACTTTTTTAAAATAAAGAAAAAGCTCTTCGTTGTTTAAAGTCACTTTTGCTCTGAAATAGCCTTTTAATTCGTTTTGTAATTCTAGTAATTTTTTATTTTTGATAATTAGGTGCTTCATTTTTAAAACCTCATTTTTATTATTAACCTCGAAATCAAATTAACTTCGATTTCTGCAACACAACTTAAAGATCTATTTCTTAACTGTAAAGCAATTTGTTAAGTATATTTAAAAGAAGATAAAGCCAACAGAATCAAGGCTTAACAGCTCATAAGTAAAATGAGGGCTTGAGGCTGTAAGGAAATAAAAGATGATGGGCGATGAGAGCTAGGGAATCAAGGCTTCAAATTGTGTCAATAGTTATTTTGTGAAAAATAGTTTAAAAAAGATTTGAGGTTTTAAGTGTGTAAAGTGATGATGTGATGATGTTTTTAATTATTAATTGAGGAGGACAAAATAAGATTATGAATAATAAAACAGAGCTTCTCACGCGAGGAGCAAGAGAGATTGTCTGCTCTAAGTGCAAAGAGAGAATAGAAAGAGATGAAATTCTGGCTCAATACAATGAGCGCAGTTATCATTACAATTGTTTAAAAGAAAAACCGGAGAAAATTTTTAATAGTAAGAAATAATGCTTGACTATTGAAAGAAAAAGCTTGACTTTGCCTCGCGGGCAGCAGGGATGCTACACTATAAATAGGTTTAAATTATATGAAGAATGAAAGCAGCAACTGTTAATAGAAAAGGCAGCAAAGCAGAAAAGCGAGCTGTTGAAGAGTTGCGAAGGATTGTATTAAATGAAGCAAAGGAAGATGATTATCTTAAGCAGAAGAAGTATTCCGAAATGAAAGCAAGGAGTTTGGTTAATAGAGTGCAATTGTTTTAGTAACAACTAATGGGTCTGGGTATAGTAAATGTATGAAGAATTACTTAACGAAAAAACGGACGAGATTAAGAGAGGTTGAGTTTGAGAAGATTGAGAATTTGAAAGAGGTGATGAAGTTTGCAGATTGGGAAATAGCAGAGCTTCTTGGATTGTATGTTCAACGAGATGAGAAGGGTAATGTAAAAGGATCTCCACAATATTATAACTATCGTAAGTCTGGTTCTGTTCCTGCTGATCGTTACCTCGGTGCAAGAGACGCGCTACTGCTATCATTGCATCAAGAGTTTAAAGAGAGAGAGCAACAGATCATGCGGTTGTTCAGCATTACATAATCAATCTTATGTATAGGCTACCAACACTACAGTCTCTAGGATAGATAGAGAGCATGGTTAGTGTGTGAGTGTAGTAGTATGTAGCACGCAACGATGATGATGTAGAGTGGAGGTGCAGGGGGATTGGGTTGGTGAGGTTGTGAGGGGTGGGGGTATGGTTTGTGTAGAGAGATGTGGCTCTAGCCTACCCTCCATGAATTTTTTCAAATTTTTGAAATACGCTACTATAGCTCAGTTGGTAGAGCACCTGTCTTGTAAACAGGATGTCGTAAGTTCGAATCTTACTGGTAGCACCATCCTCTCTTGCTTTTTAAATTCCTTCTTCTATTTCTCCTCATCTCGATTCTAAAAAAAATATATATAAAATTTTCAGAAATGATCGTATCGAATAATTTCACAACTAATCTTACTGGCAAGAAGAAGCCTAAAAAGGTGGTTAAGAAGGTTAAATGTAAAGCAAAGAGGGGTAAGTAGTATGGCGGAGATTATATATCGTTTAAAGGCTTTGTATGAGTTTTATCAAGCAGCTCATCGTTTAGCTAGTGGAGAGATGTTCTATCAGGATCATCTATTCTTTGGAAAGCTTTACGAAGGTTTTGATGAAGAGATTGATACTTTGACTGAGTTGCTTTTGGTGACAGAAGGGGATAAGGATTTCTATCCTGATGTTATTTTGAAGGAGAGTGTTAAGTATTTGCCTAAGTTTGGTGATTCTAAGAAGAATATGAAAAATGCTTTAGTTGCAGAGCATGAGTTAGTTAATTTACTTGGAGAGATCGCTAATGGTGATAAGAAGCCAGATTCTCAGGGGATTATTAATTATATTCTGACTCTCTCTCAGGAGCATTCTCGTAGGGCTAGTTTATTAATTAGATTTGTGGAGTAGTGCATGAAAGAGTTGATTCTTATACTTTGGTTAATTCCGTCTACTTCTTATGCTTATTGTTTTTGCGCTTGTTCTAATGGAAAGAGTGTTCCTGCTTGCACGGAAGCTTTAGAATTGCCTAATATCGTTTGTAATAATATTTGCTAATTATGGATATTGAGAAAGAGATTAAAAGTTTTAATGCGTTAAGAAGGAAAATAGAAGAGGTGGAATATCCTACATTAGAGGGATTAAGTTCCGCAATATTATCACTTATAGATAAATCAAAAAAATTAACGGAGTTTGGGGTTAGCAATCTTGATAAAGAGCGGCCTCTTGTAAAAAAAGAGAATATTTCTTTGTTAAATAAATTATTTTTAAAAGCAGGTAAACCGGGAATTGATAATGGTGAATTATGACAGATAATTTCCTAGACAAAGTTAATAATCACACACAGAAAGCTTTGGCAGCTATTAAGAAGATTGATGCTGAGAAGAAGTTCTCTAGTTTTGCTATTGATAAGTTTAATGAGGCTGGGATTAAAGGAACGTCTTCCAAAGCTGAGGATATGCTCGATGAGTTATATGATATAGCTTTTGGTGAGCAGGAGATTATTGATTCTGAGACTGGTGAGAAAAAGACTATTAAAAAAGTCGAGTCCGAGACCAGAATAAAAGCCATTAAAGTATTTGCTGAGATGGTTGGTGGTGGATTGAATGAGAAGCAAACTAATATTCAGAATAATAATTATGGCAATGTATTCTTGGATATGATGTCTAATAAAACGTCTTCATGAAACAATTAGACCCTAAGATTGTTGAAAATCTTCTAAAGCTAAAAGAAGACTTCCTCTTACGCTGTGAAACTCTCTACAAAATCCGTCCCAAACAAGGTGGCTCACTTCCATTCAGGCTAAACTTTGCACAGCAATACCTCCACAACAAACTAGAAGAGATAAAACGTAGGACTGGTAAGGTTAGAGTAGTGATTTTAAAAGCTCGACAACAAGGTGTTTCAACCTACGTGGCAGCAAGATTTTTTGACCAAGTTTTATTCAATCCGGGTATTAAAGCATTTATCCTTGCTCACCGCGAAGATGCCACAAGCAACCTCTATGCTTTGGTAGAAAGATACTACGCCAACCTCCCTATAGAGCTACAAAGGCCAAAAATAGAAGATAACGCCAAACGTCTGGTATTTAATAACGACTCTGGTTATGGCGTGGGAACTGCTGGTTCTGGCGAGATTGGTCGTTCTGATACTATCCAAAGACTTCACATGTCTGAGTTTGCGTTCTATGAAAACGCCACTAAGCTCATGACTGGTATCATGCAAACAGTTCCTGAGTTGGATGACACCGAAGTTATTATCGAATCTACCGCCAACGGAACTGCAAATATGTTCTACGAGCTATGTAACCCAGAAGAAGGATCTGCTAGTGCTTTTGAAGTTATTTTTATTCCTTGGTTCTGGGATAAAGATTATCGCATGGGTTTAATGAAAGAACTGGTTCTCGCCGAAGCTGATTTGCTATACAAAGCTGAGTATAAACTAGACGATGAGCAGATGAATTGGAGATCTTCCAAAATTGCTTTGTTTGAAGCTGCTAAAAAAGAAACTGGAATGTCGGGCTTGGTTAAATTCTGCCAAGAATACCCCGCTTGCCCTTCTGAGGCCTTTGCCGCATCAATTGAAACTGATTTGATTGATAGGGATGTTCTGGCTAAAGCTTTCGAAAAGAAAAATATTGAAGAAACTGCTAGAATTATAATCGGTATTGACGTTGCTGGATCTGGTAAGGATAAAACTGTATTTTGTGTCAGAAAAGGACGTATAGTGATAGGATTCTTTGCTTTCCATGGACTTGATACTGGAAAAATAGTCCAAAAAACTATCCAATTTATCCAACATTACAAACCTGTTAAAGTCTTTATAGATAAGAGCTATAACCCCGGTGTTGTGGATAATCTGGTTAGCTTGAAATGGGGTGAAATAGTGCATGGCGTTTACTTCCAAAATACTGCCGATGAAGAAAAATATGGAAATAAGCGTTCCGAAATGTATTATCGAGGGATAGAATGGATTGAAAACCAACCTTGCTACATTCCTTATACTAAAGAATTTATCGAAGAGCTTTGTATGCAAGCTAGATTGCCAGTGGATGCATCTGGTAAAATCAAACTTCGCTCCAAAGATGAAATTAAAAAGAAACTAAAAAGATCTACTGACTATTCCGATGCCTTTGCCTTAACATTTGCCTACCATGTTTTTTTATATTCAGACATGGAAGATGAATATGAAGATGAGCAATCAAGTCGTAGAAATGGAGATCCTGTTACAGGGTATTAAATTATCCTTGACTATAAATTTTTAATTTACAAAGTGCGCCAAACTCAATTCACAAGATCATAATGGAAAATTCTGATAGCTTGGCGGTTATTTACACCGATCAAGAACAGCCTATAGAGCCGAAGAAGTCTAGTGCCGCAAAACTAGAGAAGTTTGTTGCTGCTCAA